AGAGTCTGAGATGGTTCTTTATACGGAAGAGGAACTATGGACTTGCCCAAGTCTAAACCCGTTGACTCAACATCACGGAACTCTCCCGGCATTATCGGAGAATTATCGCCTACAACTCTAACACCTCTAGCTTTAAATCCACCCGGTAAATTAGAAAACTGACCGGCATCAATCAAAGCTCTCATTGCAGCTGTAGCTGACATTGTTAGATTACCAAGGAAATGTATTAAACCTAAACCATAAAAACCAAAACCCGGTACAAACTTGTAACTAACAAAATGTTCTCTTTTTACAAAACGTGGATCACCATCATTCCAGTTACGACGAATACTTAAAACCTTCTTTGAACTTTTATCAACCGTAACGATGTATGGATAAGCTACACCTGTTGGACTGTTAAAAGGTTCAGGTAAATCTAAATACAAATGTTGTTCAAGAAGAACATAACTTGGATCATAAGGATTCTCATCATAAGCTGATAGTCCCATAATCTGTTCAGCTTTTGATGTAATCGATCCTCTGTCTGTTTGTTCAGGGTCACCGAGTTCAACCTCTGAATACATACCGGCATCTATATCTTTTCGTAAATCATTTTCACTACGATAAATGACATGAGTGTATCTATCAGCACGTCTAAGATCAGATACTAAATTAGATACGTGAAACTGGTCAATAGGTATGAACTCTGATATTGGTCGTCCTAATGTTTCATCATAATAAACTTTCTTAACTGCCGTACCGATTAACGGTAGGTGAAATAACATTTTCTCAAACTCATCGAAGTATTCTGGCATCTCCTCTGTGAGTTGATAGTTCATAAAATCTTTTACACGTTGTGCTTGTTTTTCTTTATCGGGTGTAATAGCACCTACGACTTGTGTTTTTACGGGACCCTTACTAGGAAATAATTCTTGTGATGCTTTTGATTGAAACTTCACAGCATTCTCAATAATTAAAGGGTGAGTTGCTGTACAGGCACCATCAAATGGTTCTGTTGTTTCTTCTAGTTTTAGTCCGAGTAAATCAAAGCCACGTTCAAAGGTTTGCTCCCACTCTTCTCGTGAATCTTTATCCGATTGATAGTTGTCAAAAACTGTATTTGATATTTCTTCAAGCTGATCTTCTTCCATTAGGTCAGCAAGGTTTGTATAAAAGTCTTCACTGATAGAGGCTAATACTTTACCACTATCTTCGTTTAGGTCCATCTCAACTTCACCCGTTATCGGGTCTACATTGACAGCTAAGTCCTCATCTTGTTCTTCTTTTATATCTACGTTAATACCAAGCTCAGCCCCACCGGCTTGAACCTTTTCTTTAGCTTTATCTAAAGGTGTTGAAATGTCGTTTGGATTTTTTTCGATTGCCATAATTAATTAGATACCTTCCAGTAGGTTGCCTTATTTTTTTTATAAGTATTGTCATTATCACTATAATACGGGTCATGGGGATGTTGCAAGTGCCA